TTCTTTAACAATAAATGGTAAGTCTTTACTTCCTTGTGGATAATTAAATACTTCACCACTTATTTCAATGTGATATCCAGTGCCGCTATAATATAATCTATAAGAGCGTTTTTGCACACCTAGTTCTTCTAGTTCAAATAATACACCTTTTGTTTTATTTAGTGTATAATCGTCTGTGTTTTGACCCTTATCTACGTCAATTAATACATCTTTTATGTATCTATTACCTAAGAAGTCTTTGAATGATCTTTTGATTTTATGATATTCTTTTCCTTCTTCATCGTATAGATACAAACTTTTGTATACTGCTTGATTTTTACCTTCAGATAATAATATATCAATGAGTTGCTCTTCAGGAACAAGTAACCCCCTATTACGGGGGCTACTTATTGCTATTTCGTGATAGAGTTGCACTAGAATTTATCAAATGGTGTAGAGGCAGCGGTGCCACTTGTACCATTCGATGCTGGTGCTTTTTCGTCATGTTCTACGATATACTTATTTGCCTTCATCCAGTCAACATAACTTTCTAAATCTGCTTGAGCTTTAGAATCATTAGTAACTACTTTAGGGCATACAGTAGTATAAGCTTGTCCAGCTTTCTCGTTATACTTTTTATATACATAAATATAGTATTTCAAGTCGCCTTCATCTTTCTTTAAATCGTAGTTTGCAGCAGCAAAGTTAAGATTTAGATAAGAAGCTATATCTTCTATTTCTTTATCTTCACCATCTACCCACTGACCTTTTTTATTAACACCACCATCCCATCCTAGAGCATCACAAAAATATACTATGCGTTTCAGTAAACCACTATCCCCATTTATGTTACCACTAGTATCGTAATCGAAACTTCCTAGTAGTGCATATTTGAAAGGATACTCTGAATTTTGATTTTTAAAATATATTTCTAAAAACATATCCATATTTTCATATTCACTTGATCTGTCTACTGCATCAGTAAATGCTACTGACTGATAACCAAGCCAGTTCGGTGATGAACTGTACTCAGTTTTTTGTACATTTGTACCTTTAAACGGCATGTATTACTCCTGTTCTTTGTATTTTAGGATTTCCTTCATTACGCTATCGTAATCAAAATCAAGAACTTTCTGAGCTAAAGGTTTTAACCTGCTGCCTACAGTTCTTTCATCATAAGCTTGAAAAGAAATATAAAATTTCCCATCTTCTTTATTAGCCATAGCGTAACCTATCACGTCTGCTGACGCAGTTAAAGCATAAGACAACCCTCTTGGTAGCTCAGGCCCTAACTGGCTTTTACCGTCTGTTACGACAGTATTTTTTGCATGCGATATCAACACTAAGTTTCTTCCTAGTGCTTTGCATAGCGTTTGAAATTTTTTAACAATATCAAGGTTCTTCTTCCTTGCTTGTGCCCAGTCAGCTCCCCATGAAGAGCCTTCACCCATTGCTGTTTGACCTCTTTCATCACATACTTCTTGTTCAATCCATCTGTTAATGTGATCAACTGTGTCAATAGCAATAGTATCATAAGGCAATGATTTAAGATTTTCTTTTAACCATAAGTATACTTCTAACATAGAATATACTTTCATAGGGTCACCTATTTCATCACCTGTTCTGTTGTAGTATCCACGTTCATCGTGAGGTACAGCTTCTATGACTGGTTTACCATCTTTAGTTACTTGCTTACCTTCTAGCATTTGTGGTCTAGTAGGTGTATTTAAAGATGTTACTGTTACTGTGTTTGCATTATTTACAAAATCAGAGCCTAAGTCTGTGTCTATTAATAAAACACCTTCTGCTCCTTTGTCACTCCACTTACTAGCCTGTGATGTTTTGCCCGTTTTGGGCTGACCGATAAAATACCAAGTCAGCCCTTTAGGCAATTTAGACCAGTCAGTAGATACTTTTCTTACTTGAATATCCATAACTATCCTTTGATTATTAAGTTGTCAGTTCGTATTGTCAGTGGCATTAAGCCGCACCAAATATACTGATAATAGGGTTTATTTGCAACAACATTAAACACTTGGTCTACTCCTAAACCTCCTACAATAGAGGCTGTAAAAATAGTGTGTTTCATTGTACAAGATTCTTCGCTTATTTTATGAGTTGGTAACCATGTGTCCATATAGTTGTCATGATCTTTAGTTGCTGTAACAATTTCCATTGCCATAGCACCCATACGCAAATCTAAAAACATTTTTCTATTGTCTTGTTCTAACCATTTGTTATACGCTAATAGTCTAACTTCCATATTATCAGCACATACAATCATTTTAGGAAACGTTGGACTGTCTTCTTTGTAATACTCATTATAAAATTTCATATTACCTGGCTTAACAGCGTATAATTTAGATATGTTTTCAGCTACTTCAGCTTTACTTGACCCCATAGCGTTTTGTGGATACATAGTTGTGCTTAGATTGTGTTCTTCGAGTGTGTCAAAATCCCAACCAACTATCTTTTTAAAACCCATAATAGACAATAGAGGTACCAGCTGTGAGCCGATACCTCCTAGTCCTACTATGCCTATTTTGTCAAGCTTACCTTGAGGTATAAGGTCTTTATTTCTCAAGAATCTAGTATCCGCCATAATATCCTCCATATCCATAACCATAGTTATTATCTACTTCATCCATTACATAGAAAACTTCATCTGCACCTAAACCTAGTTTTTCAAGCTGAGCCTCTAACTGCACATCACTTAATTTACCTTCTATATTAAGGTCTAAAAGTTTGTTAATTTTCCGTTGCTTGTTTTGAGGTTGTTTGTTTAGTATCTCTTGTTTTCTTTTCTCTTTGTAAGGAGTATAAGAAACTCCACCTGTTATAGTCATTTGTTGAGATTTAACAACTGGTTTATTCTTTTCAATAATATCAGCTTGAGCTTTCCAGTCATCTTCAACTTTGTATTCAGGTGTTTTGATTTCTATCTGATCATTATCAATCTCTAAACAATGTGCTGCACCGTATTGGTCTTTATAACCAAATCCAAATGCTTCAGTAGCTTTACCACTACTTGCGACTACTAAACTACCGTAAAAGCCTTGTACTGGTGCCATTTCTTGTACTGTTGATTGATCTGTTCCAGATAAGAATGCTCCCATTGTATGGTGACTATGTATAAGTCCTATAGAACATTTTTTCAATGAAGGGTATTCTTCGTATGTGAGTCTTAGTATCTTGGCTAAGTCTTTAGCTTCCCATTCTGTTGATGTTCCATGACCTAAGTCAAGTGGATGGAAATGTACTAATTTAAACTCTTCTGGAAATCCTTCTTTATCCGTTTTGATTCTATACCATGCTGGGCCAGACCATTCTGTACTAGGAAACCGCTTCAAAAGATAACGGTACTTGAGTGCTATCTTGTTTGGTATTAGTAATGTTGTATCCATAACTTTCTACAACCTTTCTTTTTTTATATTTTATTGTTGCTTCTTCAGCTTCTAGAAATATTAAATGTGATTTTATTTTACTATCTTCGTAAAGATTTATTAACTCTTCAAAAGTAGTAGGCCATTTATCTATTTTTAACTTTTCTTCATTATCCTTTTTCTCTTTAAGAGTACTTATCATCATATAATCATAATAATAACCCTTATTAAATAAATATCTATGGTCTAAATCCTCATCCCATTCACATTCAAAAGCTGTTTTAACTGCTTTATCTAACATATCGTCTATTTTTAAAACATCGCATTCATCTTTTACACTTGTTAATAGTTCTTTAAATAATTTAGTATTTGCACGCTTGTATTTTCTTATTAAAGAAGCTCTTATTTTTCCAAGTTCCTCATTCTCTACATTAGAATTATCATTTATACGACTAGACAAAGAATGTTTTACAGTTAAATCTGCATAAACTTGATTCTTTTCAATAATAATTGGTACTATTGTTTCTATATATTTTTGTATAGCAATTTTTTCGTATTTACTAATTATTGTTTTTGTTGGAAGCTTTCCTATTTTTAAAGCTATATCAAAATTTCCTTTTTTTATACCCCAGGATCCACCATGCCCAGAACATTTTTCAACTAAATCTATATTGGTTTCTGGGATTAGCTTTAACATTTTATGAGCTTTAGGACCAATATTTTGCGCTCTGCTATGACAAGAAAGATGCAAAGAAATTCCTCCAAATAATGGTTTTAATTTTTTAGAAATTTTATTTTTTTCTGCTAAATCTACTATGTATTCATCAATATCAAATGTATTAATTGCTAGTTTTTTTATAAATTCATTATTTGGGAGTAATAAGGGCCATTCGGATTTAATCATAAGTGAGCAGCTCGGAATTAAAGTTATTATCTTTTTCCCCTCATCTATATAGGAAGACAAAATTTTAGATATTTTTTTAGCACTTGTGGCCACCTCCTTTAAATTTCCTTGTTCTAGTTGGGGCATACCACAGCATCCTTCATAAAATTTTAGTGTTTCTATTCCATTAAAATTTAAAATTTTCTCTGCTGATTCTAGAATAGATGAATTAAAATAATTTCCATAACAAGTAGAAAAAATGACCACTTTTTCTCCATAGCTTTCACCCTTCTTATTAACTTCTTCTTTTTTATTATAAGGTTTAGAATACTTTGGGAGTGAAGCGCGTTTATCTATATTAAGAGTTTTTTCCATAATATATCTAGTTGGTTTATTCCTTACACTAGTTAAGGCATTTGATACAGCTCTGGATTTTTGTAAAATTTTACCATTTCTATCTATCTTAGCTAGCTGCTTATCTGAAAAACTTACTTTACCTTTATTATAATTCACTGCCTTATGTCTCAGCATTAATTTAGAAAAGTCTATAGCAAATTCATGAGGTGGAACATAAGGACAAGACACCATAAAACACATGTCACATAAAGTACAAGCTTCTACAACTTCATTAAAATCCTTGCTTCCTACTGAATCTAATTCAAAAGTTTCGCTTTCATCTATAAGATCGAATAATCTAGGAAAG